GGGCGGCAGCGGTGGCGATGAAGTCGTAGTAAGAGAGCTGGTTGGCAGGATCGGCAGATTCGTGGGCTTGTTTAAACCACTGCTGCACCAACGCAGGCGGTGGTGTGATCGGGTGTTGGTGGTCAGTCATCAGATGTGTGCAAAGAATCCAGCGGTTTGAGGTGTCTCCGGGATGAGGGAGACAGCGAAAGCCAGTGCCATGACAGTGTCGTCATGGGCACCGGAAGCCGCCTCCCTTGCCCCGGATTCGCGTTGTTGGAAGGCTCGTAACTCTTCTCCGATGACGCCCTCGGGGAAAATCAGCTCATCGCGTTCCAGCAAGTACAGGACTCTGTCTGTCGCAATTGTCTTACTCGGACGACTTGTACTAAAAGTTTCGATAGCATAGGTAGGCAGGACATGTTGTAGCGCCTCTGCAATTACGGCGCCCATTGCCTGCTTCTCCACGATTACCCGCTCAGGAAGGTAGTCCTCAATCAGGTTTTTCACATGACGCAAGCTGTAATCTGTGCTCTTGCCATTCTCGCGATACATCCCAACAACCTCGTAGGGGGTGGTTGTGACATCAAGGACGATCGCTGTGAAGTAATCGTTGCCCCCTGCGTTCGGATCGACTCCGATTACATAGCTCCGGCCTACCGAGCCGCATTCGCGGAAGAAACCCCGGGAAGCGCGCCGTACAAGGTCGCTGGGGTAGATCTGAGTATCGGTCGCACCGAAGGCCAGCTCGTACTCGGAGTCCCATGCTGCCTGGGTCATCCGGCGTGACTCACGGGTGCGCTTTGCCCAGTCCGGGTCGTGGCCGTAGATCGGGTGCTGGCTGTAGTGGATCGCAACCCGGTTCCACGAGTCATTTACCTGGGACAGGCGCTCGTTTAGGGCTCCAATTTGGCGGAGCTTGACGTAGGCGTACCAGTCAGCTGGGGTGCCTTGGTGCCAGAGCTGGCCAAACCAATCGAGCTCGGTATCCGGGGTTGAGGTGACGATCACTTTTGCTGCGTCCCCCACCATGGACAGGGTGGGCATGGCACCCCGGTAGATCTCTGCTGCGCCGTCAAGGAAGGCTCCTTCGTCCATGAATAGGACAGAGCAGCTGGGGATGCCCCGGGCAGCTCGAGGTGAGGCCGGGAGGAAGTAGAGCGTCCCCCGGCCTTCTATCGCGATCTGAGTGTTGGAGTCAGTCAGGTAGCGAATCGACTCCCCGTCGATGGAGTTGGCCATGGCACGGACACGGCGGCCGAGTTCACTAGCGTCCTGCTGGGTCTTGGAGAAGATCACCGCTGCGAATCCACGCTCGGTCAGGGCCCGGCAGAGCAGGTAGGAGCAGACAGTCTCGGAGGCACCCATCTGCCGAGATTTGTTGATGATTGTGTTGGGGTTGGCGTTAATACTTCGTACAAGGTCTTCCTGGTACTTGTAGGGGTTAAAGGGTGCCACGGTTCCGGCGGTGCGAATCCAGGTGCGGCGTGCAAATTCGGGCCATCGGTCCACGCCAGGGAGCTGGGTCAGCCTATTGCTGACTGCGTAGTTAGCTGAACGAGCTTTACGTCGGGCTATCTCGTCTCGCAGTTTCTCGGCGCGTCGTTGTAGTTGGGCGAAAGAGGCTGTCATGTGGGCTCGGTCTCGGGGTCAGCCGAGGGCAGGAGACTGAGGTCGGGGTCGAGGATGTCGCTGCCGGGTACAGGCTCGGGACTTTGGGCTTCTTCGCTCATCCCATAGAGCTGTTGCTCGAGATCGGCAATTGTGCGCTCGAGCATCTTGCGTTCTTGAAAGGCTTGGGCACCGGAGATCAGGGCCCGCGAAGCTGCAATGCGATCGGAGGCTCGGGCTTCGGGGTTGTTCATGATCTCGGTCAGGGTGGCGACCGCCATGGGGACAACCGTGATGCCCTGTCCTCCTCCTGCGTCGATCAGGTCTTGCTGCTGGCCGTACACAGCTCTCTGGACTGCTGGACGCTTGCGCCAGGTGTAGAGGGTGCGTTCGGAGATGTTGAGGCTTCGGGCAACTTCTCGGCAGGTTTTACCCCGTGCGAGGAGCTCAACGGCAATGCGCTCGCGCTCTCGGAGACCGTCGATTTCGGATGGGAGTTGTCCTGGCATGGGGCCTCTGGGGCTTCCGACTTGTTCTGGTTATAACTTACACCTTCCGAGTTTCGTAATTGGACGGCGTAGTCCACAGAGGCGGCGAATTCGTAGAGAGATCTGTGGTCGTAGCGATTCAGGTCGCGTGCAATCGCATAGCGGGCTTCCGTTGTCACTAGGGCAAGGGCTGCTGCTACTCCTGCGTGCTCGGGGCTGGGATAGTTGCCTGGTGACTGTGCAGCCTTGGTGTAGGCGGCAACCAGCTCGCTCAGCTCAAAGCTCAGTTCCAGTGTCACGGTCAGACTCGGGCAACGACGACGCTATGGCCTTGGTTTTGGTATTTGCCAGCGCGATCCTGGTAAGAGACAGCGCAGGGTTCCCCCTCGAAGAACAGTGCCTGCACAATTCCTTCGTTGGCGTAGAGCCGGCAGTCGGCGCCTGAGGAGTTGGAGAACTCGAGGGTGAGGTGGCCACGCCAGCCGGCTTCTCCGGGGGTGAGGTTGGCGATGATGCCACAACGGGCATAGGTGCTCTTGCCAATGAAAAGGGCGGTGACGTTCTCGGGGATCGAGAGGTATTCAAAGGCTACGCCTAGGCCGTAGGAGTGTGCAGGGAGGATGAAGTATGCGCCCTTTCCGTCTTGATGGAGGCGGGCGGGTTCGAGGTTGTCGTCGCTGAATTCCTTGGGGTCGATGACGGTTCCCGGGACATGGCGGAAGATCCGAAAATCGCGCGGCGACAGGCGTAAGTCGTAGCCGTAGGAGCTGCAGCCGTACGAGATCACTCGCTGGCTGTACTGCAGCTCCTCTGCTTGGACGTTTAGCTCCACCCGATCCACGCGGCGAATGAGTGCAGGCTCGAAGGGGATGATCATCCCAGCCTTTGCTTGGGTTCTGATCCAGGAGTCGTTCTTGATCATGGGAAGGGTCCTTAGTAGACGACAACGTTGACTCGACCGATCCCATCAAGAGGGATTCCGAGCTTGTGAGCTGCTCCGGCTGAGAGATCCAGATTGCAGTTGCAGCGGTCCCAGACTCGGGCGACGATCGAGTGTCCGTTTCGTGAGATGCGGAGCTTTGTGCCGCAAGGCAAGGTGGGATGGGCCACGCTCACTCCCCAATGGTCGTACCTCCCATTACATGCGTCCTGTCGACCGGCGTACCAAGGGTGATACACGGTGGCTGTCAGCGTTTCTGCTGTCGCAGGAGTGGTTGTAAGTAGTGCGATTAGAGCAAGAACCTTCTTCATGCAGAGTGAGTTGTGTGGATGAGAGTTTTACTTGACATGTGACCACGCCTTGCGGGTCACAATCCGGGATACGGTCGCAGCTGCGATGCCGTACTCCTTAGCAAGGTTGATTTGAGGTGTTCCGAGCGCAGCGAGCTTGCGAAGCCTTATCACATCGGCCTCGGTGAGAACTGAAGCTCCGTTGCTTGCTCCAAGTGCCCTGGGTCCGTTCTTTGGGGTTCCAGGCTTTGGGCCTGGTTTTGCCTTGAGATAGGACTCAACCGTTCGGGTGAGTGTGGCGCACTTCATGCAGCGCAACCATCGATGCGTAGTGTCTGCACGATGTTCCGTGTTTACGACCCGGGTTACTCCGGCGCATTGGCGGCAACGCATCAAGCCTCCCAGATCTCGGGGGTAGAGGCTGGCTGGCCAAGTTGGCTGGTCCGTAAGCCTTTGTAAACGGCACGGCCGACGTAAAGGCCAGCCACCAGGGTAAAAAGAATTCGTTTCATGGAGGAGTCGGGTAGGAATTCCAGCGAATGAGCTGGGCTTTGCGTTCTTCGATCAGGTGGCTTGAATTGACGATCGAGCAAATACCGTTTGATAGACAGATGCGATAGCAGTCGTGCCCCACGTCATCGACGAAGTGCTCAACAGTGGCTTCTTCAGCGGTGGGAGTCATTTCGAGCTGTCCTTGTCTGTAAGGGGCGTGCCTGCGTACTTGACCCAGAGACCGGTGTAGAGGCCGTGCATCTCGTGGTCGATGGAGTCGCGGCCATCCAGGGCATAGAGCCCGTCAAGGCGGACTTGACGCGCCAGCTGCTCGACTGGGTTGCAACCAATCAGGGGCTTGATAGGGACGGGCTTTGTGGTGTTCATGCTTAGGTGAGGCAGATGGAGCTTAATGGATGTCATGCCGGTAGTCCGGTGACCGCGGAAGGGTCTCTGAGCAGACGTTTGAGGCGTCGGTTGAACGCCTTGGCTCGTACTCGGTCGTAGCTGGTGAGGTGCCAGTGACCACACCAGGGGCAGGCGTAGGGAGTCAGCGGGTAGTCATGCCGTCTGGTAAGGGTGACGGCCTCGGAGCGAGAGGTGTAAGGCGCTTTTGACTTGCACATGTCCTGGGCTTTAGCCAGGAATGTCTCGTCGTCGAGGTCGAGGGGGTTGATGTGAACTGAAGAGGTCAAGTGAGTAGTGCTTTGAGTTGTTCCGGTGTAAGCAGGTGATTGTGTTAACGTCCCCCTTCCTTTGGGGAGTCGGTTGGGCTCGTGTGTAGTTCAGTCATCGTCCTGTCCTGATTCGATGGGGAAGTAGTTCTTGGCTTTGAGCGTGCTGCGGGCCTCACCGAGGTTTCGAGCTAGGGAGCCCAAGGCTTCGAAGAAAGGTCCGATGACTGGGGCCAGGGCGAAACTATAGGTCTCGGTAACGGCGAAAGGGTCGTTGCGCTTCATTAGTGAGTGATCTTAGGACGGGGTGGTTAACGTAGAATGGAGAGAGGGCATGTAGAAGGTTCCAGCCAGGACAAACCTGTGAAGAACACCTCTGTTACGTAGGTTCGCGTTGGCTTCGAGGATTTCGTACTCGGTCGCGTACGTCTGGTACAAAGGGACGCCCGTCTCTACGTGCATGAGCTCGTACGTAGCGAATCCAGCCATGGATGAGTCCATGTCAATACTGCGGTATCGGCCTTCTAAGGGGTAGGTAGTGAAGCTCACCACCACTTCCCGTGGTGGCTGTCCAACTGTTTCCAGTCTGCCGATGGATGCCCAGATGCCGCTCGACGAGGGTGTTAGTCCTCGATTGGTTCGCGTAGGAGGTAGCGGTTGCTGGTCTCGGGTTCCATCGGGTTCTCTACGGTCTCGGGAAGTGTTTCTAGTTGGCCCAGCATTCCATTGAGGAACTGGTCAACTCGGGCTAACTGGGCTGCTTCATCTACCCAGTCGGTGTCGATCTCATCCTCGGTGTCGATGCACTCTTGGTTTTCCAGCAGTGCGGCGTGGTTGAAACTGCGCCAGATGACAAGGGTAAAGCCGATAAAGTCCTTAAAGGTATTATCGGTTAGCTCACCCTTAGTCAACTCGGTGTGAATCAGCCTTACTAGCTTCTGATTTCGAGGTAAGAGCTCCTCAAAACGTGGGTACATCTTTAGCAGAGACGTCTCCGCCAAAGCTTCGAACAGGGCCTCAGGAGTATTGGGGATGAACACCGCGATTGCCCAGTTACTCCAGGGTAAGGACGGCCCTCAATGGAGGAGCTGGTGGACCAGCTCGTCCGTGTGGGTGTTCATGTCCTGCTGGATTTCCCGAACAGCAGCGTTGATGGATGAACGGGCAGCCCTAAGAAGTTCGAGAATCTCGGCTCGCAAGGGCGTGTGGCAGTAATTGACCTCGATCTGTTGCAGGTAGTTCTTGGTGGCTTTGAGCTCGATGGCGGCTAGCTCTAGCTGGGCAGCGTTGGACATGGGATGATGGAAGGGCATGGGTGGTAGCACAGCGCCACTTGTGTGGATGAGATGGTCTGAGTGTGAGAGCTCAGACCCTTTTCTCTCTGGTTCAGACCAGGGCTAGGCAGGCTTCGCGGGCCCGTTCGATGCGCTTGGACGCACCACCGCCCCAGAGGGACTCAAGGCGGGTGCGGGCACGCTCGATTTCGTTCTTGGCCCGGCCAGCGTCGTGGGTCTCGAACTGGGTGATGGCGTTGAACAGACCGTAGGCAGTGCCTCGAACGCCCTCGGTGTCGAGGATTCCTAGGCCAGTGCTGCCGTTGTAGTGGCTGCGGATGATTCCGATCTCGGGGAGATCGTTGAGTATGCGGTCCCGCTTTTCTCCGCTGTCCTTGTCCTTGGTGGGGAGGGCGAGCTTGTCGGCGTAAGTGGCCTCGAGGATTCGTTTGGCGAGCTCGGGGGTCATCTTGAGCTGTGTGAGCTCACGCAGTTGGGAAATCGACTGGTGGAAGCTACGGCGCTCGAGATCGATCAGCTGCGGGAGTCTCTCGGCGAAGCTGGTCACGTTCTGGGTGTGACGCATGCGGAGGCCCGAGCCCTCGGATTGGGCACGGCTAACCGCATTGCCTGTCATGTAGCTGAGCTGGTTGGCGCAGCGCAGCCGGACGTCGGAGAAGAACACACCGAAGGAGCTCGAGCCATCAAATGAGTTGAAGGCGTGGAGGTAGCGGCGGACCCGGTCACCAGGGACGACCTCGTCCTCGACACGGATTGAGGCCGTGGCAAAGACCTTCTTGCCATCACGGATTGAGAGTACGTTCTCGATGGTGACGTCCTCACGGAGGTAGTCGAGCAGGTTGATCAGAGCTGTGTTTTGGACTGGGGTGTAGCCAGCGCCGTGGATGCCGAGGAGCTGGTTGGTATCGCTTCGGACAATCGAGCAATGCTCGGGCGATTGGATCGGGCCGTCAGGGCCTGGGAACAAGCACTCGCGCTTGTCGGCTGTCCAGCCGAGGCCAGCGATAGCGAAGGCTTCGTAGGCCGAGGCGTTGTCGGGGACCATGGTGCCCACGCGGCCGATCAAAGGGTTGACCGAATAGCCGCGATCTTTGTAGCGGCCGTAGACCATCGGGCCCATGCCATCAGCGGCGTAGGCGGTGGTCACGGCGTTGGGGCCGGGTTGAGTCAGTTGCATGGCTGGGGGTGAGAGGGCCGGCTAAGGCGCCGGTGTGGATGAGCGCGTTGTTGACGGAGGCGCACCCCTCCGAGCTCGGCTGTTCAGACGTTAGACCGGTCAAACCGATAGGTCAACCTATTCTGAACTGGTTGTTGCACTGGAGCCTCAACGCCTCTCTGCAGGAGGTAAGCGCACAAGTTGGAAAGGCTGCGACCCTCGAAGGTGGAACGGCTTACGAGGTCTTGGTAGGTCATGAACGGCAGCGTGATGTTGATCCGGACGGGGGCCCGCTTCATCATCGCGATGCGCTCCGTGTGGGGAAATGCCATGGGTTCAGGGGGTAAGTGGTTGGACGTCGAGAGCTTCGTAGTGCCAGTAGGCACTTGCCCATTCGTCGTAGTCGGGGTCTTCGGGGAAGGGCAAGCCTTCGAGTGCCCATTCGGATTCGTGAGTTCCGCTGGGGCTGTACCAGCCGCCCTCGTCGCAAGACCAGTTGGCAGCTGAACGGAGGTGGGTGATCCGGTCATCCTCTGCCATGGCGGCCTCTACTTGGGGGAGATGGTCGTACCAGGACGGGCCAACGCGCTCGAGCATCGACAGGTTGAAGTTGGGGTCATTCATTGGGATAGGTGGGCGAGGTGGTGGTTGAGGTAGGCGTCGATCTCGTCGCATAGGTCAAAGACAGCCAGGCGTGTTTGCTTGGCTTCGCTGTAGGCGTCGTCACTGATCGGGTAGTAGTCCCTGCCATTGCAGGTGACTTCGGCAAAGGCAGTGCAAAAAGCATCGAGGGCTTTGCTGGCCTTGAGGTATTCGCTGACGAGGGTCTCGCGCCCGGTGCCGTTCAGGTGGACGACAGGCAAGTCGCACCCGGGAAGATGTTTGGTAGCAGTGAACTCGCTCATGACTTGGGGGCCTTCGTACTTAGGGCGACGTATGTAGTGGGGGCATCGGTGGCCAGGCCCTGGGTTTGCTCCCACTTCTGGGTGGTGCGTAGGGCGAGCATCTCGCGCTCGGTTTCGGGGGTGTAAGACCAGTTGTGGCGGGTCTTGCGGGTGACGGTGAAGTTGCCGAGCTCCAGCGTGTCCAGGTTTGTCCTCATTAGGTGGGTGAGAAACCAGAAGCGGTGGTCGTCAAGCTCGGCTGTCAGGGACTGAATCTTGAGCTGTAGTGCTTGGGCTTGTGCAAGGCGCCGACCGACATCGCCGGAGGGGGCGTAGGCGCGGTCTTTGCGGATCTTGGGTTTGGTCGTGGTGCGCCCGGGAGAGGGCACCAACTGGAGGGTTGTGGTCACAGCGTTGTGAGAGAGGGATGAGTAGGGGCGAATGCTCAGCGCATGCGCCAGCCGTAGCAACAGGGGTCGTTGTCGAGTTCGAGGTAGAGGTCGGAGGTGTCCTCTACTTCGTAGTCAGGGTCAAATCGGGTTCCCTCCCAGTAGTCGGGGGGCTCGATGGGCCTGGGGTCAGGGGCGTAGCTGGAGGGCATATGAGCTGTAGTGAGGGGTTGTGCGCGCTTGCTGTCGGCCTGTGTCGATGGCGTACGCCGCCACCCAAAGACCCAGGAACAAACCGCAGAGGCGCTCAAGGCGACGCTGCGTGGCCGTAGTTTGGCAATGGGTCAAGCGGCGACTGGTTCGGGAATTGGTTGCCACTCGAAACGACGAGCGCCTTTGCCGTGGACGTTGATGACCACGGGGGTTTTGGATCCGTTGCATAGCAGGCATTTAGAGCAGGTGGTTTTGTGGCCGCGCTCGGTTGAGGCAGCGCAATGGACGGTGCCGGCCGGGTCCGGCTCGTGCTCCGGCTTGACCAAGTATGGCGTCCAGCCGGATTCGGTTGCATCGAAATAGTCACCTAATCCGTCACAGCTTGCCATGACCAGGCCCTTGAGCCAGGCGAAGCGGGGGTTGCGCCATTGGTGGGTGTAGCCCGTGTGGTCACGAGCTCGGTCGATGACAGGGAGCCAGACCCAGGGGGGAGCGGCGGCCGGGTCACCGGCAGAGCCCACCCTGAG